AGACGGTAAAAGAACGGCCTGCCTTGTACTAGATGAATTACATGAATATGTGGATTACTCAACCATAAATGTATTCACTCGTGGATTTGGTAAACGTAAGCACTCGAGAATATTTAAAATATCCACGAACGGATATGTCAGGGGCGGAGTACTTGATGAAGAGTTGGAGATGGCTGAAAAGGTCTTAACCGGAGAAATTAAAGATCTAGGCCTACTACCACTAATATATAAAATCAACAGCAAAGAGGAAGCCGAAAATCCGGATATGTGGGTTAAGGCCAATCCGTCACTACCTTACTTTCCCGAGCTTCAAAAGGAAATGCACAAAGACTTTGTTAAGATGAAATATCAGCCGCATGTCTATATCGATTTTATGACAAAGCGGATGAACTTTCCCACAGAAGATAATTACACAGCGGCGGTACCGTGGGAAAAGATTTTAGCTACGAACAAACCGATACCTTATGACAAATTAAAGGGATTATCCTGCATCGGGGCGGTTGACTATGCGCAGATCAATGACTTTTGCAGCGTTGGCTTGCTGCTTAAATATGCCGGAATGAGATATTGGGTTGAACATACCTTCGTCTGCCATAAAGCCTTAGAGATGGAAAGCAGGAAAATTAAGTTCCCGGTTCACGAAATGGCAGATAGAAGATTAATAACCATTGTAAAAGATGATTTTATCAAACCTGAATATTTGTCTCAATGGTTTTTGGATAAGGCAAAAGATTATCACATCCTAGATATCGTTGCGGATGATTACAGGGTAAGCGTGCTTGAGGAAGAATTCCAAAAGAAAGGGCTGCCACTCCACACAACCAGAAGCGGGCCTATTACTCATGCTAAACTAGCCCCCATGATTGAAGTTATGTTTGCGGATGAAAAGGTCGCTTTCGGGGACAACCCAACAATGAGATGGTACATCAATAATACTTACCAAGAGCTAGACGCAAAAGGGAATACAACATATAAAAAGATTGAGCCACTGACAAGAAAAACAGATGGCTTTTTTGCTTTTATCCATTCACTGACTAAAGATGGAGATTTGAAAGAATATACCGGTACGTTTAGAAAATTAGAAGTAAGAACGTACTAGGGAGGTGAGAATGTGTTTATAACAGATTGGTTTAGGGGTTTGTTTAATAAAGACGGTACATTAAGCCTGGATTGCTACATTGGCGGCGTGGCAGGCAGCGTATTTTACAAAGAACTTGCATTACAATCAAGCGTTAGTCTAATAGCCAATTCCATAACCAGAAGCGAATTCTTGACATATGAAAACGGGAAAGAAGTAAGAAAAATCAATCACTATATGCTTAATGTGGAAGCCAACCAGAACACATCGGCAAGCGTTTTTTGGAGAAACGTAGTAAAAAACATTATCTATAAAGGTGAATGCCTTGTAATCATGCAGGACAACAAATTATATGTTGCGGACAGCTTTGATAAAAAGGAAAAAGTATTTTATGAAAACGTATATTCCAACATCGAGATAAATGGATACAAGTTAGAGGAAAGTTACTCCGAATCAAAAGTATTACATTTTGAGTGGAGTAATCCGGATGCTAAAAAGTTGATAGATGGTCTTAACGCTGAATATGCGAAGCTGATTGAAATTAGCAGCAGAAGTTACAAGAGAAGCAAAGGTAAAAAAGGAACACTTGAAATCCCTGCGGACTATCCTCAAACAGAAGATGCACAGAACGATCTACAAGACTTGATGGACAAAAGGTTTAAGAAATACTTTGAAGCCGAGGGAGATGCCTTAATACCTCTTACCGATAACCTTAAGTATACCGAGCGCGGGAGCGATAAAGCTTCTAAGGATACAGAGGGCGGCAGGGAGATAAGAAACTTTATTGACGACATTTTCGATTTTACTGGAATTGCTCTAAGAATACCTCCGCAGCTGCTAAAGGGAAATGTACAGGACACAAGCAATGCAGTAAATGATTTTCTTACATTTTGTCTTAACCCATTTGTAAAGTTTATAACCGATGAACTTAACCGGAAAATGTATGGCATAAAGCACTATACGCAAAATACATACGTAAAATGCGACACAAGAAATGTCAAAGTCGTTAACCTGAAAGACATTGCTAACGCGCTTGATATACTCACAAGGATCGGCGCTTACACCATAGACGATAGCTTAAAGGCGCTCGGTATGGAACCACTTAACACAGATTGGAGCAGGATTAGATTTATGACTAAGAACTACCAGCCAATTACAGAAATGTTGAAAGGAGGGGATTAGATTGAATAAAGAAAAGGGGACAGGGATGAAAATACCTAAGGTTGAAACAAAATTAGAAGTCAAAAACGAAGCCGACAGCGAAACCGCAGAACTTTACTTATACGGCACTATCCGGGAAGCTTATTGGTGGGACGATGAGGACGATTGCATCTCGGCTAAAAGGGTTAAGAACGCACTTAAGGAGTTAAAAGGTAAGGACGTAAATGTACATATCAACAGTCCGGGCGGTGATGTATTCGAATCAATCGCCATATGCAACTTGTTTAAGCAGTATGACGGAGACATCACCATAATTGACGATGCGCTTGCTGGCAGTGGAGCGAGCATTATAGCAACCGCAGGCAAAAAAGTTATCATGTACACCAACTCCATGCAGATGATACATAACGCATGGACATACGCAGCGGGCAATGCCGACGAACTTAGAAAGGTAGCTAACGACTTAGACAAAATTGATACTGCGGTAAAAGCAAGTTACAAAAATAGATTTGTCGGAACTGATGGCGAGCTGGAAGCCTTGCTAAAGGATGAAAGTTGGCTTACAGCCGAGGAATGCTTGGCATTTGGACTTTGTGATGAAATCGCGGACGAACCCGAAAAAGAAGAACCAAAGGATAGCATTAAAGAAACACTTTTTAACAAATACAAAAAGAATATATCAACCGGAGTAGACAAAAAGCCTACTCTTTTTAATTTAAAAGAAAAGGGAGAGATAAAATAATGAAAAATCCAGATTTAACAGCTTTAAACGAAAAAGAAATTCAGGACAAAATCAAAACCGCTATTGAAAGCAACGATAGTGAAGGATTTGTAAAGGCACAGGTCGAGCTTGCCAAACAGATCGAAAACAGAATTTTGCAGGAAGCAAAAGACGCTAGAACAGAGGACCTTAACGATCAGGCAGTAATGGTCAAAAGAGGGTTAAACCCGTTGACCGCGGCAGAGAGAGCATATTACAACGAGGTAATCGGTGCGGAGGGATTTGCGGGAGTTGAAACGCTCGTACCTCCGACCGTATTTGACAGAGTATTTGAGGACTTAAGAGCCAATCATCCGCTGTTATCTAAGATTGATTTTAAAAATACCACCGGAGTAACAGAGTGGATCACTAGAAACAACGATGCAGAAGCTGCTTGGTGGGGGCCTTTAACAGATGCAATCAAGAAACAGCTTACAATGGCATTTAAGAAAGAGAAAACGGAACTATTTAAATTATCTGCTTTTATGCCGGTAGCAAAAGCTATGTTGGACCTAGGCCCGGAATGGCTTGACAAATTTGTAAGAGAAGTTTTATACGAATCTCTTGCAATCGCGCTTGAACTTGCCATTGTAGCAGGCACAGGAAAAGAACAGCCAATCGGCATGATAAAAGATCTTTCCGGCGCAGTGGTTGAGGGAGTATATCCTGATAAGACGGCTACAGCATTAAACGATCTTAAACCCGGAACGCTTGGCGAGAAGATCATGGCTCCACTTACTAAGGGAGGGAAAAGAGCAGTACCTAGCGTATTGTTAGTAGTTAACCCTCTTGACTATTGGTCTAAGATCTTCCCTTCCACAACCGTGCTGACTACACAGGGGACATATGTATACGGAGTATTACCAATCCCGGGAGAGTTTGTACAGTCCGTAGCAGTACCGCAAGGCAAGATGATTGCCGGTATGGCAAAAGACTACTTTATGGGTGTTGGCTCCACGCAAAAGGTTGAATATGACGATAGCTATAAATTCCTCGAGGACGAAAGAACCTATATCGCCAAACAATATGCAAACGGTAAGCCACTAGACAACGACGCTTTCTTAGTATTTGACATTAGCGGTATGACGGTTCCGGAAGTCTAAGGAGGCTAACCAATGAAAGTGAAGGTAGTTAGCAAATATAGAGACAAACACACAAAAGTCCTTCACAGTCCTGGAGAAACATTAGAAATGACCAACGAGAGGTACAAAGAAATTAATAGTACCTCTCATGGTACTTTTGCGAAGGAAATTGTAAAAAAGAAGAAACCTAAAAAGTAGGTGATTATATGCTACAAGACTTAAAAGACTATCTGAAAATCACATGGGACAATGAGGACACTTACCTACAAAACATAATTGATAGAGGTAAGGCAGAACTTAACGATTCCGCCGGGACGGAATTAGACTTTGAAACCGAAGAAAAGCCTAAAACTCTCTTGTTAGATTATTGCAGGTATTATTACAACAATGCCATCGAATATTTCCGCGAGAATTTCCGTGAAGAAATCCTAGAATTAAAGATGAAAGAGGCAGTCAAATTAAATAAGGGTGATGCAGTATGAAAGATAAAAGAACAGCAATGAAAGATGTCGGGACTGTTTACGATGCCTATATAACGTTTCAAAAGAAAGTGGAATCGGATGATCCGTTTACTCCCATAGACGAATACGAAGATTATGTTTCGCTATGGGCGGAAAGCCGGTACCTGAAAGGAAGAAACTTTTATGCTGCCAGAGCTGCCAACGTAAAAACCGATGTCGAGTGGAAAATAAGATACAGGGCTGATCTTGACGAAACCATGAGAATTAAGCTTAATAATAAATTTTATGAAATTGAAGGGATACTTCCACTCGATAACGATAGAAAATTTATGCTGGTAAAGGCATATGAGGTTAAATATGATATGTAGGTGATAATATGGGATTTGAAATAAGCTATAGGGAGCACAACGAGGATACGTTGGAATCCTACCTAAATGGAATAGTTAAAGACACGGAAAAAACAGAAAAAGAGATGCTTACCGAAGCTGGAAACAGAGTAAAGGAATACATTGTCGAGAGTTTGAACAAACATAGAAGAGCCTTGGCTGTGAGATATAAAGGCCGCCCCGCAATGGCAGATGATGTAAAAGTATCAGTTAGGACGGACAAATACGGTGAAAAATATGCCAGGGTATCCGGAGGGAAAAAGACCGGTACCTTATGGCATTTGGTTAACGACGGGAACCTATATTCGCAGCCTACTCATTTTATGGATGAAGCAATGAATAAGCTGGATGACAATATCGACGATATCTGGGAGGAAGCTGAACGATGATTAACAAAGTTTATAGCATATTAAAGGCTTTAAATATCCCGGTAAAATATATGTTGCGTCCGGAACTCAATAGCAAAAACAAAATCGTTGCAAGCTATCATTTTTTTAGCGAGGGTTATGAAACGTACGGTGACGGCAAAGGCAAAGAATTTGGTGGATCCTTACAGGTAGATATATTTTCGACCGTTGACTATACAAGTATCGTAGATCAGACAATGTTTTTACTGGAGAGCAACGGATTCAGACTTGCTGACAGCCGGGATTCCTTTGACAGTTTAAACGCAAATACACAGTATTATCAAAAAACGATGGTTTTTAATTATATAGAAAGTGGGGTGCAAAATGGAAGTAAAAATTAATGTGCAGAATGTACATTTAGCCGAGATCACTGAATCTCCAAACGAAACTTTAGAATACGGAGCACCTGAGCATGTTGCCGGGGCTATGGAGATGGGGAAAGCTCCACAGCTTGCATCTGGACAGCTTTACGGAGACGGGAAAATAACAAATCAAACATCGAGAAAGGTTAGATACCAGATAACTGCCAATCTTAACAAGCTCCCATCCAAGTGGCGTAGATATATGGAGGGCGTTACCGTAAAAGCAGGGGTTGAAAGTGGGACATCTAAGGATGAGCCGAAACCATTTGCAATCGGATGGGAAGTAGGAAAGACCGGCGGCAAGAAAGAAATGATCTGGTTTTTATATTGCATTGCGGAGCCAATCCAGGAGACGGTAAAACAATCGGAGGAAAATATAAACTACTCAACCGATACTATTACAATATCTGCTCTTGAAGATGCAAGATTAGGCAGATATTACACATTTATTGACACGGAGGATGAAGAAATCACCGAGCAAATGGCAGATGACTTTTTCAAACAAGTGCAGGTCACGGACGTTATAGCAGCGCCGGCAGGCTAAAGATATTTCCCTTTCCTTTGCCATGTGGTATAATGTGGCAAAGGAGGGGTATCTATGGATAATCTAGAATTTAGAAAGTTTTTAACTACTTACGGAATTAATCAAGAAGAATATGAGAAAATGGATGATGGAGAAAAGCAAAAGCTGAAAGATAAATATAACAATGAAAACAAAGAAAAATCAAGAGAAGAAAAAGCGGATAATCTTGAAAAGATTGGGAATGGATTACATGGATGCGGTTGCTTGCTCTTACTTATCCCAATATTGATTGGACTATTATATATTTTATACTCAATAATATTTTAAAGATTAGCACTCATAAATGGGTGCTTTTTTATTTGCAGAAAGGAGCCAGAAGATGGCGAAAATATCTATAAGGCCAATAGAGCCT